TGAAGCTGGTTACGTACCCACTAAGTATTGCGTTTCTATCCATTGACTACGATCCTTCTGTTTTTATTAAGGTGTTCTTCTAATGTTTTTTCTACAAATTCTACGTTCTTTTGCTGGAATGACTCATCAGAATCTTCTGTTGTCGGAAATTGTCTACGCTCGGGCATGCCACCGGATCCTGTTTCATGCAGATACATGTAACTGTCCGATTCAGCGTTGCTATGATACATTTCAAATCCTTCGTTGGTGTTATATACGCCCAGGCTTTGCTCTGCTCGTTCTGTATAAATTAAGTTAGGCTCGTCGTTACCAACGTCACGTAACTTGTTTCTAGCATAAAAATATGGAGAGTTATCCGATAATGGATGTCTAGGCGTACCATCCGGATCTAAAGCATCTCTATTGGTTTTTCTAATATCTTCTCTATAGTGCAAACCAATTTGTTGGTATACCTCTTTTATTACATGAGGTTTAAACCTGGTTTCTACGTCTAGCTGTATAACTCTACCTAGATCCATACTAGTACATACTCATGAAACGAACTCGTGGAGTCGTCTTTGGTTTAGCTAATAAACCACTCAATCGCCTAAGATTAGCAGTAAGGTATTGGTTGTACATGTTATAGTACTTCATAGCCTTAGAAAAGCTATAGCTATCTTTGTGCGTTGCGTCCTGCGCAAACCACAACTCTAAAAATTTGTATGAAAGCAAGTCAACAAGAAGTTCTTCAGAATCTGCTGCATAAATAGCGTCTAACAACGCAGTCTCTGTGGCATACGTAGAATCGTTTATATATTCCCGTAAATTCTCAAGAATATCCGTTTTAAGGAGCTTAATTGCTTTACCTAGTATTAGGTTATCCTTCTCTGATAGATTGAGCGTTGTCGTGCCCGTAGTGACGTTAACGCCCTTAAACGTTAGCTCTTCTAGTGCATCAATATTGTTTCTAGTAAGTGTTAAGTCGCTAAACGCCATGAATCTTGTTTTATGTGTAGTTAAAAAATAGGGGGTGACCCCGAAGAGCCACACCCCTTTTAATTAGTTACTAGGGCTTACGCCTTAGCTACGTTACCACGAATGTATCGTCCACCTAGGTCTGGTCTGAATACTTTAGCTCCGTAAAGAACTTCGATAAGTACGTCAGCACCTGACTTGGTTTCTTCGATAGTCAATGTGTAGTTTACGTTGTTCATTGGCTCGAAACCAGCAGCTCTACGCACGCCAGAACCTGAACCGCTATCCACTGAAGGCATAACAGCAGTTACTAAGGCAAGGGCAGATGGGTCGTAGAAGAACTGCTCACGACCAGTGTCGCCTGAAGCAATATCAACTGGGTTGATAGTATCGTTATTAGCAAGAGCAGCACGTAATGGCTCTTTAATAGTCAATACAGTTCCAGTTTGAGACTGAACAGTGTAGAAGTCATCAGTACCTTTAGCAGAACCGAAAGTAACGATGTCACCCTCAGCTAAAGATACAGTTGCTGCACCACCACTACCATTGTCGATAGTTAGCTCAGTTTGTCCTATAGCTTCAGTAGCTGCGATAGTAGCGTCAGTTACAGTAGCAACAGTGTGACTAGAACCTTCGTTGTCTACGAAGAAGTCAAAACCATAAGCACGAGCCATAGCTCCACCTAACTGAATGTCAGCAGAACCACGAGTGTTGGCTTGTTGGAAGATGTTCAAAGTAGTAAGGTCTTTCTCTACGAATGGGTCAATAACCATCATTAGGTTATCAGTAGTGAACTTACGAGAAGCCATAATCTTTCTAGCTTCTGCAAGGTCATTGTCGTCCATTACAGTAGAGTCAGTGTTGTTGTCAGCGAAAGCTACTTCAAAAGCCTTACGAGCCTCAACTTTCACGTCACTATTGATTTGGTCAATAAGCTGGTGTAGTCTTGGTACGAAGTGCTGTTGTACTAAGTCAGGAAGTGCAAACTTTTGGTCAGCCTTGTCGATGCTGAATCCAGAGTAGTAATGCTTGTTGATTACTAATTGCTCTTCGTTAGCGTCAGGAGTACCTAGAGAGTAAGAACCTGAGTAAGAGCTAGGAGCTCCAGTAGGCTTTACTGCACGAGTGATACTTACAGTCTTGTTACGAGCTGCAACGAGACCTTCGATAGATGCGCCAGCTACGTTAGTAACGGCTTTGGATACCATTGGTCGGTTTGGATACTGGTTAGCTAGTGCAACCTCAACAAACGCCTCTGGTTCGTAAATGGAAAAATTACTATTAATTGCCATGTCTTTATAAAAGTTAAATTATAGGTATAATGTTATATTTTAGCTTTTGGGTCGCTATGACCAGAACATGACAATTAAGGTTTTGCCTAACCATAATAAGATGGATTTACGCTTGTTCAGCCCAACCGCCTGCGGCTCTCATCGCCCCGAAGAGCTCTTCAGCCTTAGCACGGTCTGCTGGATTAGACGAGCGCACAAGTTCTTGAAACTCTGCTCGACTAGGTCTTTCACTACTAGCTGAAGTACCACCAGTTGCTCCGCCAGCACCCACTTTCTTGGGTTTCGCAAATTGTTTAGCAAACTCAACGAGTGAGTTAGCCACTGACTTTCTGTTGCCTTGTTCGTCTAGGTCAGGAACACCGTCTTTAACGGCATAAAACTCCCCATTAGACTCCTCTATCTCGTACTCGTTATAGAACAGTTGTTCTACATAGTCTTGGCGTAAAGTCAGTTCATTATCTTGTTGAAGTGCACCAAACGCTGATTGAAACTCAGTGTTTATGCGATTCTCCATTTGAGTCATCATGAGTTGCTCTTTTGCAGACTCAGCTTCTTGCTGGTACTGTTGCAATAGCTCACGCAACTTTTCAGACTCACCCTTCTCTTCTTGCTTGGGTTGAAGTGTCTGTTGGATTAGCGAAAAAGCATCATCCAATGACTCAACGTTGTTTCCCAGTAATTCAGAGAACTTTCCTACAACGTCCTTTTCGACCTTACTTTTTCCTTCGTTGTATGCACCACGAAAGAACTTGTCTTTGTCGAATTCTGGTTGTTGTGATTGTACGGTGTTTTGTGAGGTTGTCTCCTCTAGTGTTGAATCAGGAGCTTCAACTTGCTCTATGTTTTGTTCGCTCATAATGTGATTATAAGTTAATTATTGCTCGCTTTGTGTTTCAATACCAACTTGTGCTTGGCGTTGAAGTTCTTCTTGTGGAAGAATATCCACTAAATTCCTTAAGTCAGTAGCCGTTTTGGGCATACCATAATCATCAAAATGTTGCATTACTTCTTCAATATCTTCTTGAGGCATGGAACGCTTGCGCATATATTCACTGGTCAACTTCTTGATGAGAGGTAGGGACATTGCGTGGTACTGCATTCCCTCGGTAATGTCTTGGAATATCTCATCCGCACTAGACAAGTCGTAATGTTTCGAATAGGTTACACCGTATCCTTCGTAGTCCTCATCACGAACCTTAGCCATTCTTCTAAGCACCTGCATCTCTATCATTTCCATATCCATCGCCGTAGAAGCTAGTAACCCTTGTTCTTCTACGTTATCAAATCTCTTAGCAGAGCCCGATACATTGCTCTTAACAATGGACTTGTCCCGAACCTGAGCCATAGAGAATATTAATGACATCAAGTCACCAAAAATTACATCTCTAAGGTGTTGCAAGCCCTGCATATCCGCTTGGTACAACATGTTACTAGGTATTTGCTGGTCATCAGGAATGATGATAGCCATACCCACACCCTCTTTAATGGTACGTGAATCATATTGATCGTCATCAGCTACACCAGCTAGAGACCGAACTATTGAATCTGTGAGAACAGGAATAGGATGCCCGAACAGTTCAGAACCCTTCTTCAGGTCATAGAACAACTCAGAAGAGGCTAGGTACATACCCTTTAGGGAGTATCTACGGGGCTTACCTACAATGAACGAACTGTTAGCATCCGTTTGACCCTTGAGTAGCGTGGCTGGAACCTCTCCGAATGGATTAGGTATTTCCAGAGTCTTTTGCTTCTTCCCGTTCTCTTCGATGTACACGCAGATGTACTCGGGTGTGTAGGCAGTCCACTTATGCTTCTTAACGTTGTCTAGGTCGTAATACATTTGCCTAGTAACAAGCAACGTGAGAGCGCCTTGCTTCACTTGAAAGTTCCATATTTCGTGGGGACGCACAACAAAGTTGTAAGGAACTACGTTGCCGTCTGTGTCGGTAACAGGGTTTCCGTTACCATCTATCATAAGGTCGGTTACTACTGCACCAAACCCCAAAACCTCTTTTACGAAGAGAACCTTGTCTCGGTAAAACTCAGTGATGGAACACCCTGCATCATCAAAATTCGTTTCCTTCCACTTCCAGAAATCTTTGTTGTCAGGGTACATTCGGTTGACGTTGTTCTCGTCATAAATGCGCTGTTGTGCCGAGAAGAACTTCTGCTCCAGTGGGAACAACTTCATTCGACCTAAA